AACTCTTCTGTTTTAGCCATCAAATCTCTCCGGATTTTTTAATAGTTCTTTTTCGTGTTGTTTCCACAACTTTTTTCCTTCATGAACCATCATGTCCCACTCTATCGCGTCAAACTCTTTCACAGAACCATCTGTGTAGTGTACTCTAACGCGGTTTATAATTTTCCCAGAATCGGGATGAGGGGCGTGGAATTTAGCAACTCCACTAACTATTTTTTTTATTTTTTCCATCAGCTTCGGGAGGAGGAATTTGAGATTGACTAAATAATGATTTTACATCTTTCAGTGCCTCTCTAACATCTACTTTTTCCATAATGATATTTTTTAATTCTTCAATATGGTCAGCGTGATCAAAGTCTTTACTCGTAATGTAAATAGGATTATTTACTAACAAAATTTCTTTCGCTTCAAGTTCTGACAACTCTCCGTTAAGTTTTTGCATAACAGCAGTATATAATGCTGATTTAATTTTAAGTTCACTCTGCTCTGACATGATTATCCTCTCCGTTTTGTAAGGTTGGTTTATTCTCTTCTTTGTCAATTAAATATCGTATAAAAGAACCCATCGACATATACATTTTTTCTGCCATTGGTTTTGCTTTTTGATACGCATCAATTTTAATCGCGACAGATTTGTATTTTTCTATGTCGGTCATTTCTTTCTCCTATATTTAGTATGTTCATTCATACAATGCCCATACATATGGGATTATATAAAAATGTCAAGGAATAATTAAGTTTTTTTATTATTATTATAGTATTTCCAAATTTCATCTGACCTAAAAATATAAGGATATTTTTGGAATAACCCTAAAGTTACCATTAATAATTTTTCTGTATACTCCGGGTCAATAGCATAATTTTCTAAGCTTTCAATAACATCATTAACTTTTACGTTATCATCTATAAATTGTTTAATACGAATTTCTCTGTACTCTTTAAATGCACTAGAAGTATTAAGTAATGCAATATAATCAGCAACACTTTCACATCTGTTACCATACATTCTTAATAATACATCGCTGTTTAATGATTTAATATGAGGCTCTGTGTTATCTGTTTCTATAATTCCGTAATAATTATTTGCTTCCGTTGCAAACCTTGACTGCCCCCAATCAGATTCTAATATTGCTTGCGCTACACTTATAACTACAACAACTCTGTGCTGTGGTTCAATAACAGAATTATTTAATATAGTACATTCAGCAATGCCTTGAACAAATTGATCTTTTGGATTTATATCATAACTAAAATCAAACCCATTTAACATTGGGTTACATAATAAAAATAATGTTGCGCACAGTTCTTTAAACATCGTCTTTCTCCATAAACTCGTATTCTACTTTTAATTCTACCTGTTCCGGTGTCCGTTGTCGACATATTTTTGTACCGGGTTTCCACGATTTGCGGTAACTGGTGGTTTTTACGTCAATTTTTCTCACTTCTCCTGTCTTTCTATGCACTAAAACCATATCAATAGGACCTGTTCCTTGTACATTACGAAATACCCAGTAACCTTCTTGCAAGAATTTTATAACAGCTTTAAATTCGCTAACGTCCCCTATTTTTTGTTTATCTCTCCCCATGATGGTCCAATCTCCATGTCTACTTTTAAAGGAACCTTTAGTTCCACTGTATTTTCCATTACTTCTTTTATACGCAGTGCTTGTTCATTGGATTCAATAGAACAATTAAGTTCATCATGTACCTGTATATGAGATACAATTCCCTCTTCATATAAATCTATCATCGCTTTCTTTGTCATATCTGCACTGGAGCCTTGTATTAATCTATTAAGAGCTTTGTATGTCCATGCACGTTTTAAGTCATGACCATATTCTCGTTGTGCATCAACTAAAGATAAAGACTTATGAATACCAAATGCTCGCGGTTCCCATTTATCAAATCGACATTTACGACCAAGTAAGGTTCTAAGATAACCTACATTATCCGCTTTCCGTGACGCTTGCTCCATTAACTGTTTAACAAAAGGTACGTTCGCATGAAACTTAGCAAATAAATCTTCTGTTTCCTGTTTATCTAAACCAAGCTGACTCGATAACTTTCCTTTACCCATACCATACATCATACCAAGATTAATTGTTTTAGCTGTACGTCTATCTATACCCGCCATATCCGCAACAGCTTGATGAAAATCTGGGTCCTTTGTCTTATAAGACTCGATCACCTCATCCGCACCTTTTAATCCACCTCCTGTGAGAGCGGCATAATGAACTAATACTCTTGGCTCTTGCTGTGAATAATCAAAACTACCCCATGTACAACCCTCATTTGGTATGAAAACAGACCTAATAAGAGGTCCTATCTCCTTGTTTCGTGCCGGGACTTGCTGTAAATTGGGATTAGAGTAAGAAAATCGCCCTGTTACGGTGCCGCCCCCTTCATCACTTCTCATCTGGTTTATGTTCGCATGAATACGTCCTTTATGTGAATGCCTTAGTATTGTATCAATAAAAGTAGTTCTAGCTTTATTTGTTTCTCTTGCGTCAACAATCATTTTGGGTACTGGGTGCTTGTGTGTTAATAAAAAGTTTTTATCAAACTTTGGTTTCCCTGTTGCTGTGCGTTCGTAAGGAATATTTAATTTATCAAATGCTTTTTGTATACTTGTGCCCGCAAAAATTTGAACATCAACTCCTGTTTCCTTTTTAATTTGTTGCATTATTGTTTTTTCTTTTCTCTGTAAATCTTTTTTAATCTTCTCTGCTTTTTCTAGATCAACCCGTACACCGTTCCATTTCATATCTATAAGACATGGTAGTAACTTTGTTTCTAAATCAAATATACTTGTTAACTCTTGTTTAATTATTTCTACTTTAAAATAATGCCATAGACGTAATGTTAAATCAGCATCTTGCTCAGCGTAGTCACCAACAAACATAGGAGGAAGTTTCCACATCTCTGCTTTTGCATCAACACCCCACTCTTTCGCTGTCTCAAATAATAATTTTTGTGATTTTGTATCGTTTAAATATTCTCTACCTACTGTATTTAAATCATATTTATATCTATTTTCATCAATAAGAGGGGCCGCGATTAATGTATCAATAATACGACCCTTAACTTTTAGTCCCATTTGTCTTAACCAGCCCACATCGTACTGCGCATTGTGAAATATTTTATCACAAGGTAAATCTAATATCTTTTTTAATTGTCTCTTAAATATATTCTCATCAAAATTTCCACCACCTTCGTGTCGTAAAGGAAAATATCCTTTCCAACCATCAACAGCTATAGCAACTCCTGCAACAAACCCATTTCCAGTAGCCCAACCGGGACCTATTGTTTTCATCCCCGGATCACTTGTCTCTAAATCAATTGCAATCTCATTTGCTTCTGATAAATCTGGTATACCCTCTGGTGGAATCCACTCACTTGGTTCTTGAAACATCGGTATCTGTGTCATACTATTCCTTATCGTTTATTTCGCCGGCAATAGCAGCATATCCCGCCATATCCAAATAACAATCTTCTGTTGGTCTATGTTTAAGTCTCGCTACTTTTACAAGCATCATACATATTGCAACATTATGTGCTGATATTTCATGGTCTAAAAAAGCACTCCATAACTTTGCAATGTTTTCATGGTTCTTAGTTTTGTCGCCGTAGTCTCTTTCTCTTGGTCCCATTAAAATCTTAATAGCACTTTCTAAATAATCTCTACTGTCCATCTTGTACTTTCTTCATATGTTGTAAATCTTGTTGCAACAATTGCAAATCAAGTCTTAATATTTTTAAATGTTGTTCAACGTTTTCACGTTTCATTTTAGGTAATTCATTTTTAATTTTTTGCACTTGCTTTAGAGTTACATCTAATTGTTTAAGTGCAGTTTCTATTGTAAACATATTTCTTCTAACTCCTTTATTTGTAAATTATAACAATTTGCTTTAACGGTAAAATTATTACTAGGATCAATTTCACCTTTTTTCATATATCTTGCTTTTTCAAAATATTTTTTATGTTTCATTCCTCCAACAATCCACGCTTTTGACATATCATTTAAAATAGTAACAAAAATATATTCGTCGCAGTCTTGATGTAAACTTGTCTCTGCTATTGCTACATCATAAAATTCAAGGGGTTCATATTTGCTTCTTTTAGTTTTTATATCTATTTTTTTTCCATCTTCTATAAGATCATAATCATATGTATTTTTCCATAAAGAATTAGGTAAGTGCTGATGAACAATATATTCACCTAAAATACCAGATAAGTTTCCTTCACCACTTGTAATAGAGTTTTTTAATTTACCTATGTTTTTTGCTTTTTCTTTGCAACTTTCTATCATTTCTTCTGTAACGTTTATCTTTATCATTAAAACGCCTCCGAAAATTCTCTGTCCGATTGTGATCTCACAATGTTCAAAGTGTTTTTTGCCCGTGTCATTCCCACATAGAACACACGTCTTTCT